TTAGCGCAGCGGACGGTGCCGAACGACCTTCGCCCGGTAGTGGCGGCGGGTCACCTTGGGGTCGGAATGGCCCAGCCGATCCTGAGCCTCCTGCTCCGTCGCAGCGTCGCTGCCGGACTTCCGGCGTAGGTCGTGCAGGGTGGCGTCCGCAATGCCCGCCTTGGCCCGTACACGGCGCCACAAGGCGCGTAGGCCGCTAGTGGTGTATGGCCCCGGCGGGCGCCCAGCGTGCTTGCCCTTGGGCCGGCTCTCGAACAGGAACTCACGCCCGAAGCGGCGCCACAGCTTCTTGGCGTCCTCGACCGTGGCCCGCAGTTCGTCCGACCACTCCAAGCCCTGCCGCTTCTTGGCCTTGCTGTTCCAGTACGTGAAACCCTCGTCGTCCAAGTCGGCCAGCTTCATTTGCAGGGCGTCGCCTTGGCGCATCCCGGTCAGTTCGATGAAGCGGGCAATCGTCCGCATCTTGGGGGAGGCGGCGGCGATCAGCTTCGCCATCTCGTCGTCGGTGACGTACCGCTGCCGGGGCTTCTCCGGGTTCCGGTATTCCAGCGCCTTGGTGGGATCGTCCGCCGTGTTCGGGAATGCGCCGATCCGCCGTGCGTGGCTGTAGGTGACGGACAGCAGGGCGCGGTCGCGGTTGGCCTGCACATTCCCGCCGGTGGTCAAGTAGCGGTACACATGCGCCGCTGTGAGGTCTCCTAGTGCCATGTGGCCGAACACGGGCGCCAGGTTCGCGGCGCTGACTCGGTAGCCTTCGAGCGTCGATGCCGCCAAGCGCGTGGCGGAAGATTCGAGGTAGTGCGAGATGGCCTCGGAGACAGTCGTCACCTGCGGGCGCTCGCCGACCAGCGCGGCGTACTGGATCAGCGCCTTGCCGTAGTCGCGGCCCAGTGGAATCCACGGCGCCTTGCCCTTGACGAAGTAGTAAGCGCCGCGCCGCTGGAAAATGTAGCGGGGCAGGTGGCGGTTGAGCTTACGCGGCCTTGCCATTGAGGGCGTCCCAGTTCGGTTCCTTGCGGGCCTTGGGCCTGCTGGACTCGGGAGCGTACCGCGCCCGCGACACAAGCGGACGGCCAACGGCGTTCGGCTCGAACGGCACGCCAAGCTTTGCGAGCGCGCGACATTGCGCCGTCCAGCGTTTCTTGCTGGTCAGTTCCTCGACTTCCGCGGCGGTAAGCCACAGCTCGCTCACGGGCCAGTGTCTCCAGAGGGGGTGGGGCGGTACGTCCAGACCAGCACGCCGGCTGCGATGAAGATTGCCGCGCTGGTGACGTGGCCTGAATCCGCCGCGCCCCAAGTGAGTCCGGTCAGGATCGCCAACGCGGTCCACATTCGGTTACCCATCACTTACCCTCCGTCAGCAGTGCGGCGAGTTCGTCTAGTGGAATGATTGCGACGCGTTGGCCGTCCAGTTTCTTGGCCTTGCGCGAACCGGATTCGACGCTGAACTCGCACATTTCGACGCCATCCTCGTTGTCGCAATGGAAGTCGAGGCGGCCCGTCACAAGTCCGCGCAACCCAGCCTCCACCACCTCGGCGCGGTCGGCTGCGGATAGGGGTTGTCGTGGCGCTGCGTTCCACGCAACGGTGGCGAGTGCCGTGCTTTCCTCGCTTGGAATACCGGCGTACTGATTGCGGAACTCTATCGACCATTCGCCGCAGCAGTCCCCTGATACGGTGCCCCACTTGTCAGCCATGCCATCGCCCTGAACACTCAGGTTCTTTGGCACGGCCCCGCACGGACATGCAAGCAGCGCGGCGGTGTTCACGTTAGGGGTCATGGGCTTGGCCCGAAACCGTGGACTTCGACCGTGAAGCAATGGCGGCCTACCCATGCCGTCCAGCTACGCACGTCCCGCAGGTTCGCGTTTCTGCCGAACGACAGCCCGTGCGTGGCTCGGTCTTTCCAGTGAGCGAAAACGATCTTCATTGTCCCTCCACACCTGCCTGCAATGCGGTGTCGATGGCGGCGTCAACGCGCTCAGGCTCGACGTTTGCAAACGCCCCTCGCGCTTCGATTTTCACGCTGCCGGCAAAATCCAGTGTCGTCACGAGCTGCGCCCACCGCTCGCGCACCCATCGCCACCTCCGCGCATCCGCCTCGGCAGCATCGGCTCGGGCTTTCTCGGCGGCGAGGGCGGCAAAGGCAGCACGCGCGGCCTGCTCGCTGCTTTGGTACGTGATGCGCCACGCCTCGTAAGTCAGTTCACCCACGTTCGCCATCCTTCGCCTGGAGGGCTGCGGGCGGAGATATGCCCGCCATGCAAGGTTCGTCGCCATCACGCTCAATGTTGCGCCGATACCATTCAGTGTCCGGGCGCTTGGCTGCTGCTACAGCTTTTCGCATGGCGTCCCAGCGCGTGTCATTCGCCTCCGGCGCACGCCCGAGGAAAGCAACCAGCACTTTGTCGGCGAACACCTCATCCACCCCTTCCCGCTGCGGCTGGGCGGCGAAACCATGCAGCGACGCCATGTAAGTGCAGTCCGGCGAATGCGTTGGCTCGGTGCCGCCGCAGTCAATGCACTTGCACGGATTCGCCCCCGGTGCTGGCTGTGGGGAGGCGGCGAGGGCGTCAGGTTCTCCGCGTTCGCGCATTGCGATGACGAAGTTGTAGAACGCCGCCCATTCCGGCGTGTCCTTAAGTCGGCGACCGCTTGGGCCAGCCCATCGCTCACTGCCGCGCGTACCTTCGACAATCTCTTTCAGCGCGTAGCAGGCCGCCCGGAACCTCGCGGATTGCTTGGCGCGCTCCAAGTCACCATCCGGCACGTCGTTGCGGAGGGCTGCGGATTGGAGGGCGGCGCGGGCGTAGTCGCGCATTTGGTCAGGCGTGTAGGCCGGCACCAAGGCAGTGTTGCCGAATGCGGCCATGTCGTAGACCGTGATCGTCGCCATATGCTTCGGCAACTCCGGCAAGTCCCGCCCAATCCCGTCCACCGGCTGTTGTGTGGTCATGCTGCCTCCGTAAGCGTCGAGAACGCCGAGTCGTACTTTTTGAGTCGTTTCCATAGCCGCAGGGCGTCCGCGAAGATCCCAGCCCCCTCAGCAATCTCCGCCGCCTTCCAGCGATGCAGGCGCGTTGCGCCCGGATGCGTGCGGCTGAAGAACACGTTGGCGCAGTCACTCGGCGGCAGCTTCAGGCCGACTTGATACGCGCCCAGTTGCCAGTGCTGGTCATACGCGAGCTTCTTGCCGTCGCTGAAGTCACCATCCTTGCCCTTGTAGTCGATCACGATGCCAGTCGAAGGCGAATGCAAATCCACCTTGCCGCCGTAGCCGGATTCGTGGGCGAAGCTCGCCTCGGCGATCCAGTCGGTGACGCCGGGGAACGCCTGGTCGATGGCCGCGACAACCCCCGCCACATGCTCTCGGTACTGCTCAGGCACGCTCAGGCCGCGATAGTGGCGTTCGCACGCGTCGTGGATGCGGGAGCCTTCCTCAGCCGCAACCTTGGCCTGTGCACGGCTGTCCTCGCGAATGCGGGCCATCCACTCCGCTTCCGTCTCCCCGTCCACGCGGGGGAGGGTGAGCGCCGCCATGATGCCCTGCTCAACCATCCAGTTCGTGAGCGCGGGCTTGTCGATGATCTTGGTCACCGTCGTCACGGACGGCACAAGGTTGAGCTTCCTGTCCCATTGAAGGTTGACGGGTCGAAACCCGCCATCCTTCTTCGGAACCTCGTAGCAGGGTGAGCCGTCACGCTTGTACCAGTGACCGCCATCCTCGCGCGGGGCCGAACCGCCTACGGGCAGCAGGAGGGCCATCAGAACGGGATATCGTCGTCAAAGCCGGGAACGCTGGCGTGCGATTCGGTCTCCGCAGGCTTGGCCGGACGCAACTGGCCGTCGATCTTCTCCCGCAGCCACTTGGGCAGGGCTTCGTATTCCGACTGGCCGCTGTCCTGATCGAAGTACAGCAGGTCGTTCTCGGCAGCCGGGGCCGTGAAGCCCTTCGGCAGCTTGCTCATGCCGGAGATGTTGGAGTACGTCTTGCCGCCGCTTTCCTTCTCGATCACGGACAGCATGCACGCCTGGCCGAGCAGTTTGGATACGTCGAACGCCGCCGCCTCGTCGTCGGTGAACGTCTTGCCGCGCCAGCCTTCCAGATGCTTGCGAAGCGTGGCCTTCTCGTTCATGGACGCGGTGTAGAAGCTGCCGATGGTCAGCGGCCCTTCCACCTGCTTGCCGTCCTTCTCGTACTCCACGCGCTCGGCGGGAATCTCGAAGCGAACGTAAATCTTGCGCTGCGGCTTGCCCTCATAGCCGGACTGCAAACCGCAGTCGGCCACCATGTTGCACACCGCGACGTGGGATCCTGCCGGCGCGCGCTTGAAGTCGCCGCCGCCGTTACCACCTACCGGAAGTGTCAGAGCCATTTCATCACCTTCATTCTCAGATTTGCCGGATACCTGTCCGGCGCAGGGCGCGGCCTTCATCGGCCACCGCGCCTCAGCCGTACTTCGCTAGGAAGCCTTCTCGAAGGTCGTTGTCGTAGTCGATGCCTGGCGCTTGCTCCGCCGCATAACGCTCGGCTCGGGATCGGGGATGAACACCCCCGCTTGCGCGCCCACCCGCTGCACCATTTCGATGAACCTGCCGAACGGCTCCACCGCCATCACGTCGCGCTTGCCGTCCTCGTTGCGCGTTGTCGTGCGCATCGGCACCGACTCCACGCCTTCCGGGTTCGTGGGCGTCTTGGGGCAGGGCTTGTCCTTCCACCCGAAAAACTGGCCGCACATCCATTCGTGCACCTCGTCAACGTCGTAGCCCTTTGCCTGGGCGATCAGTGGGTAGCAGACGCCGAACAGATAGGCATTCGCCGGATCGCTCCGCGCCTCCTTCCATTCGTCAAACGTCGCCTTCATGGGGTAACCGTGGCGCTGCTCGGCAAACGCCAGCAGACGCAACGCCTCGGAACGGCTGGCGAGCTTCACGGCCACGCGATCACCACCGCGATCACCACCAGCACCGCCGACACCAGCCACACATCGCCATTCCCGCGCTTGCGGCGCTTCGGGACGTTGGACGTGGCGGCGATGTTCGCGGCGACCACAGTCGGATGCAGTCCGCCGTACAGGCACGCTCCGAGCAGTCGCTTGTTCTTGATGTCGTGCATGTCATGCCTCCTTAGAGAAAGCCGCCGCCCCGAGTGGGTTGGGAGGGGTTGCCGGGGCGACGGCGAGGGGAAAGGGCCAGCAGGACGGCGCAAGCGCCCATCCATGCGGCGAGGGGAGTCCAGTAGCCGAATGCGGCCAGCAGCAGGACGACGAGGCTGGAAAACACCAGCACGGCGGCGATGCGCTCGTTCATGCGACCACCGCCACGAGGACCGCGCCGACAACCGCCAGCAGCTTCACCGCGTACTGGAACAGCGGGGAGGATTCGCGGTAGAACTCGACCAGGCTCACTTCCCCGTCTCCCGGTTAGCCTCGATGTAGTCGCGCAGTCCATCCTCTGAGTAGGGCTTGAAGGTCATTGGGTGGCTCCTGCTTTGGCGAGGGCGGCGCGGATCAGCGCAAGCGCCTCGTCCTCGATGGCTTCCCCGTCCGCGCGATTGATTTCGTACCGCGTCAGAAGGGCTTCGCAGTGCAGCGCCACTGCCAGCAAATCGGGCGCGGCGGCGATCAGGCGAGCGTTGGCCGCAACCTGGCTCTGATTGAGGGTCAGATAGCCAACGTCGCCGATCCGCTTACCGTCGGCATCGGTATGCTCGATGTGCCAGAACCCCGGAGCGGCAGGCGATTCAAGGGCCCGCCACGGGCCTTTCGTGTGGTTGTTCATTCGGGCTGCGCTCCTTGTTGGGCGGATGCGGTCATACGGCGAATCACCGATTGGTGACCCAGCGCGCGCCACTCAGCCGCCGCTTCGGGATAGCTGTCGGCGTGGTCTGCCAGCGTGCGGAATGCGTTCATGGCGTCGTGGTCGCCGCGATCCGCCATCTCGGAAATGGCGTTGACGATCCATGCGGTTTGCAGGCAGAGCTTGTAATCAGCGATCCGCCAGAGCGCGGCGAAGAACTTGGCCTGGTCGTCGGAATCCAGACTCCACCACGCCTGTGCGATCATCTCGGGGGTCATCTCGATAGCGGCGCGAACATCAGCCTGTGCCATCACGCAGCCCTCGCTTCTTCGCCCTGCTCGTCGGCGAGGTCCTGGTCCGCCTTCGTGGTGTCGAGCTTGTCCAGAGCCGCGCGCAGGGCGGCTACATCGAGGCTGGTGGGGATCAGCGCGACGGTGCTGTGCACGCCGCCGTACTCGTTACAGCCGCGAACCCACAGGGTTCCGCCTTCCGCTTCGATGGCGAGCCGGTCGAACGGGCTATACAAGAACATGCTGCTGCTCATGCGACCCCCCAGTAGTCGTCATCGCTGCCGCGCACGGGCTGCGCGGTCATCGCGGGAAACTTGGTCTTGCCGGGCGTCCAGCCGTCGGCGTACAGGTCGCCGTCGGGTGCCGTCGCCTTGGGGGCGTGGTCGCAGCAGGGACAGGCGCTGTCGTAATTCGCGGCGGCGGCCTGAAACTGGCGGTCGTAGCGACTCATCTCATCTCCCTAGCCCCATGCCAACCCTGCGGGCGGCTTGTTTGGGGCGATGGGAGTAGATTAGGCATACCTACCGTTTATTGCAATAGGCATTCCTACCGTTCGTCGGGAAGTCGCAAAAAAAAGCCCGCCGAAGCGGGCTTCAGAGACGAGGTGTCAGCGGGGCGGGATCATGACGACGGGGTTTCCGTCGCGGTCCTGCATTTCCGACGGCGCGCAGGTCTTCGCTGCTGGCCCGTGCGAGTAGACGGTCGCGCTGGCCGTCGCGTTGACGGGGATGGTCGTTGGGCTGAAATACGAGTCATCGGCCGACACCACCTTGTCCTGCGCGTCGCGGAACTCAACGAACAGTTTCGCGTAAGGGATGGCGTTCATGCCGGTATTGCGCACCGTCACGCGCGCTTTGTCCCGGTACTCGTTTTCGCAGACGACACTGATAACGCTGACCTGATAGTGAGGCGCGGCCGGCGGAAGATCGCTTGCTAGAGGTGCCGAACCCGGTTGGCTGTTGTCCGCCACGCGAACGCATACGTAGCCACAGAACGCCAGCGACAGCACCAGTATTGCCAGCACGATCCATCCGATGATTCTCCAAGGGCTCACACGCATTCTCCCTAGCTTGCGGGCAGACAGTCGGCCAGACTGCATCCCATCTCTGCGGCCTCGACGCATCCCTGCATTCGGTCCAGAAGATCCTCTAGCTGCGGTTCGCTGAGGTCTGCAATGTGCGACTCGCCGCGAGATTCCAGAAACATGACGATCGCCGAGTGCCAGCCGTGAGCGTTCGCGATGCGGATGATCGCCCGCATCGTTTGGGCGCGCGGGGACACGTCGATGGCGTCGAACTGAATGTCCGCTGGCACAGGATTGGCTTGCACCGCGTCAGCGATGATGGCGGCGATTTCGTCTCGAAGGAACGGGTTCATGCAGTCTCCACGGATGCCAGAAATCCGCGAATCAAGGCAGCCACCGCTTCAGCTCCCGCATCGCTCGCCTGATCGTCCATGTAAACGGCGGTTACGAGCTTCGCCTTCGTCCTCGGGTCGCGCTCGAAGCGCGTACCCTTGACGCTGGCGTCTACTGTCTCGATCAGGCCGGCAAGCTTCGCTGGGTCCAGTCGCGCCGCCTGCGAATGACCCTTAACGGCCCCCTTGCCGGTCATGATGTATGCCGGGCTGACGCCTAGCAGCAGGCAACAGGCGACTAGGTTGTCGCCTGAGATCATCTTCGTCGGCTTGCCCTGGCCGAACCATCCGCTAACGGAACCCGGCTTGATCCCGCAGGCTCGCGCCAGCGCGGCCTGATTCGACCCCGCTTCAACCATGCACCGGTGCAGGCGCTGCGCCCACGGCTCCATGACGGCTTCCATGTAGGCAAGCCTAATCCGACGAACGGTAGGAACGCCTATTGCATCTGTGGTAGGAATCCCTACAATGCCGAGGCATGGAAAAGACCCTGCACCCCGACGCGGCACTGATCGAAGCTCTTGGCGGTACATCACAGGTCGCGGCCCTTTGCGACATCAAGGGACCGTCCGTAAGCGAGTGGAAGCGCAACGGCATCCCGAAGGCTCAGCGCAACTACCTGCGCCTCGCCAAGCCTGACGTGTTCGCGGACTTCGATTCGGACAACGCTGCTGCCTGATTTCACCGGCTGGGTCTCGCAAGAGGTCCGGCCTTCTTTGTACCCACCGGGGATTGGCAAATGAAGGCAAGTTTGGCAACAAGCGGCAACCTTCGACTGGCTTTCGGCGTCCACCATGCGCCGCGCAGCGCGCCCGCAAAGGTCTTGCGGCAGGTCGAGACGGAGGAGCAGGCGCTGGCCGTTTCCATCGCTGCGGGCAATCACAAGCTGGCCTACATCGCTGCCTGCATAGGGCGCAGCGTGGCCTACGTGTCGCGCATGAAGGACGGCAAGCGTCCGATCCCCGACAAGCTGGTAATGCCGTTGTGCGCGGCGACCGGCTCGCTGCTGCTGGCGCAGTTCATCGACCTCCAGCGCGCACTGAACGTGACCACCGACGTTGAGCGCCTGGCGGCGCTGTTGCGGGAGGCTGCATGAACCAACCGCAGCTCGACTTCACCCGCTACCCCGAGCGCGCCGGCTTCAAGGTCGCCGGCACGGCGGAGGACGCCGCCAACGCCATCGAAGGCTCGGGCAAGGCGGCAACCCTACGCGCGGCTGTGCTGGGCTGGTACGCGACGCACACGGGCACTCCGGACGAATGCGCTGCTGCGCTGGGTGAGTCGATTTTGAGCATCCGCCCGCGTTGCAGCGAACTGCTGACAATGGGTCTGCTGATCCGTACCGGCGAGCGCCGCAAGTCCAGCGAAGGGGCAGGGCAGAACGTCCTGGCGCTGGCTCCGATCACGCAGGGGGTTGCCGCGTGATCCAGCGATTCCAAGACTTTCTGCGCGAGCGGCGCATTCGGTCGCTGTCCAATCGCACAAAGGCACTCATGGCCGTGGGCCGGTCCGACGAGGCTCGCATCCTATGGGCGCAGGCCACTCTGGAAATTAGGAGCCGGTCGCCGCAACAGATCGAGCGGATGGAGCGTGCAGCGGGCCTATACGGGGAGGGTCAGTAATGGCCCGTATCCGCACGATCAAGCCTGAGTTCTTTACCAGCGAGGACATCGTGTCCCTTTCACCGCTGGCGCGCCTGCTTTACATCGCGCTTTGGTGCGAGGCCGACCGTGAGGGTCGCCTCGTATGGAAACCGCGCACCTTCAAGCTGCGCTATTTCCCCGCCGACACCTGCGACATCGACGCACTCTGTGCCGAGCTGCTATCCGCATCGTTGGTGTCCCTGTACGGCGACGGCTTCGCGGTGATCCCAGCGTTCAGGGTGCACCAGCACATCAACCCGCGCGAGACTCAATCGCAGCTGCCCGAACCTGACGCGTCTATGACGCGTGCCCCACGCGTGCAGGACGCGTCGCCGCGCGACAGTGACGTACAGGGAGGAAGGGAAGGGAAGGGAAAGGAAGGGAAGGATAGTGACGCGTCGCGTCACGGCAGCCGACTCCCTGCCGACTGGCAACCAACAGAAACGGAACAGCGGTGGGCGAGAGACGAACGCCCCGACATCGACGTAAGCGTCGAAGTCGAAAGGTTCCGTGACTACTGGATCGCACAGCCCGGAGTGAAGGGGCGGAAGTCCGACTGGCCGGCGACGTGGCGGAACTGGGTTAGGCGGGCAGATGCGCCACGTGCGGGACAACGGCGTCCAGCCGAGCCTGCCCCCATGCCGAGGCTACGCGCATGAGCCGCGACAACGCCCTGATCCATGTTGAGCGCCAGGTGTTGCACACGGCAATGATGCGGGCATCGAGCCTGCCGGACATGCCGCTCCAGCCCAAGCACTTCGCCAGCGAACAGCACGCGATGCTGTGGGAAATCATCACGGCATTGGCGTTGGACGCCAAGCCGTTCGATGCCGTGAGCGTCGCTGAGGCTGCCGAGCGAGCTGGCCTTCCTCCCGCGCTGCAGTCGCAAGCCATCGGCATCGCGTCGGCGAGCGAACTTTATCCGGCAAGGGACGCGCGCTATCCCGCCGGCCTGTTGCTGACTGGCTGGCGCGACCGCGAGGCGTTGCGGATTGCCCACGCGCTCGCCGACGAATCGCAGCGGCGGGAGGAAGGCGCTGCGGATCGAGCAATCGCTGCGCTCATGGCGCTGCACGCCGAGGATCGCGACCACGAGCACACTGCCAAGTCGGCGATGAACCTCGCTTGGCGTGAGGTCGAGGCGGCGCACGCTGCTGGCGGTCGCCTAATCGGAATGCCGACAGGCATCCAAGACCTGGACGAAACATTGGGCGGACTGCACAACTCAGACCTCATCATCGTCGGTGCGCGTCCGGCGATGGGCAAGACTGGCCTGCTGCTGGGCATGACCAGCGCGGCAAGCAAGGCCGCGCCGGTTGGCCTCATCTCTGGCGAGCAGCCTGCCGAGCAAGTGGGTCTACGCTGGATGGCGTCCGGCGCGAACGTCTCTGTCGGTAAGCTCCGCGCCGCCAAGATCGAGGACGAACAGTGGGGGCGGCTGACTAATGCCGTCACCGACTACGGCTCACGGCCGATCCGCCTGCTGGATCGCAGCAGCCCCGACATCGCGGAAGTGATCCGTGTCGCCCGCCGCTGGAAGTGCCAGTACGGCATCAAGGCGCTGTACGTGGACTACCTGCAGCGGCTTGAAATCGCCGGCATGGCGAAGGCAGCGAAGCACGAGCGCGTCGGAGCGATTGCGCGGGCGCTAAAGAATCTCGCGCGCGATCTGCAAATCCCCGTTGTCGCGCTGGCTCAGGTGAACCGGAAGGTTGAGGAACGTCAGAACCAGCGGCCAATGATGTCAGACCTCGCCGACTCATCCGAGATCGAGAAAGAGGCCGACCAAATCATGATGCTATGGCGGGATCTATCGAATCCGCAGGCCGACACCGCCGCTGCGGAAATCAACGTCGTCAAAAACCGTCACGGAAACATCGGAACGGTTCATTGCCTATGGCGTGGGGCATCCACGTCGTTCGTGGATCTCGCGCCTTCGCCTGCTTTCGACGGGCGAATGGCAGCCACCGGAGAAACCGCATGACCTGCACCCGCTGCAAAGGAGCCGGCTGGATCGCCGGCCACTGGATGCCTGAGACGTGCCCCGAATGCGATGGGAAGCGCGAGTTCCATGTGGAACCCGTGCAGGCGTCGGGCTGGTTCGCGCTGGCTGGGTGGATTGCGCTGATGGTGGCGACAGCCGCTGTGTGGCTGCTGGCGATTGTGTCGTGGGCTGCCGCATGAGCCGCCGGAAGCTGCAACCGACTGCCGACGTGATGCGCGAGCAGCTTGCCCTAGCGGCGCAGGCGCAGATCGACCGCGCGACTGAAGCGGCAGACACCCGCAGGATGTTGCCGGCTGTGTTCGCACTGGGCGGCCTGTGCGGCTCCCTGCTGCCGCCGCTGGTGCAGTGGGTGCTGTCGTGATCGTTTCAGAGGCCTTGCGCAAGTCCGCAGGCCACCCGGACGCCTATTGCACGGTCCAGGTTGCGGGCGTGTGCGGTGATCCCACGGACGCCAAGACGGCGGGTTGTGTGCTGGCGCACTGGCGGTTCAGCGGCAACGCGGGCGGGGCACAGAAGCCCGACGACGTATGCGCGGGGCTGGCCTGCGGGCCTTGCCACACGGCGATGGATTCAAACGGCACGACGCACGGCATCACGCGCGGGTCCGAGGAATGGCTGTTCTACGCATTCCGGGCGACGGTGCGGACGCTGCGCTTCTGGCACCAGCACGGGTTTCTGACGATCAAGGGAGCGAAGTGATGTCGATGGCGAAACGGGCTAGGGAATGGCTGGGCGCGCAGGATGGTCCGCGCACGTCACGGCAGATTGCGGACGCCATCGGCGGGAACGCGGTCAATGTCCAGTGGGCGGTGGGGTGCATGTTGCGGGATGGCCTGCTGCGCCGCGTGCGCGCTGCCAAGCCGTGCACCTACGAGGTGGCGCGCGAGGCCGCAGCGCCGGACGTGTGCCTGCGGATGGCGCAAGAGGCGCGGATGGCGAAGGCGACCAGCCGGCGCGTCGAACGGATGGAGGAACGGCGTGCCGCTGCCGAGGCACGCAGGATCGAACGGGAACGCACCAGCGCGGCCCGTAAACGCGAGCGCGAGGCCAACCGGGCGCAGTACGAGCGGGAGCGTCGCATGAAGCGCGTGGCGGTGTCCGCGCGGCGTCTGGAGGCATTGGCGGCGCAGCCCGTGGTGAACGCACCGAAGCCTCGCGCGCAGACCGTTGAGGAGTTTCTGGCACAGGGCGGGCGGATCGAACGGCTGGAGCCGCACGTCATGAAGGCGGTGGCATGAGTCCCACCGAACGCACGCTTGCCCGTCTCCGCAAGGATGGCTGGACCGTTGCCATCGTGGAGAAGTGGAACGCGCACGTTCGCCGCCGGCAGGACTTGTTCGGGTTCATCGACATCCTTGCGGTGCGCGAGGGCGAGACGCTGGCAGTGCAGGCGTGTTCGGGCGGCGACACCTCCAAGCGCGTGCACAAGATCGCTGACCACGAGAACGTCGACGCCGTCCGCAAGGCCGGTTGGCGCATCGAGGTATGGGGCTGGCGAAAGCTGGCGACGGGTCACTGGGAGCCGCGCGTGGTGGATTGCTCGTGACCACGCCACCGCCAAACCCGCTCTACCAGCGATCCCCGTTGCGAGTGAGCGCCGACGGCAAGCGGTTCTCGTGCGACCCGCTGCTGCGGGAGGAACTGGAGGAGCTTTACCGAATCTTGGGCGTGAAGCCCGTTGAACCGAAAAGGGGAAGGTGATGGAGATGGACGACCTGAAGTCGATCCTGAAGGCGTGGGGCCATGCGCACGTCAACCGCTACGCCTTCACCCGCGCCGAGCGGCAGGTGCACATGCTTGGCAAGGCGCGCGACATGGCGCCAGGCAAGCACGCGGAGCGCGAATTGGTAGGCCGCAGCGGGGTCAGCCGAAGGCTCTACATGGCCCGGGCGATAAGCGATTGCGGCAAGCGCATCGTGCCGTTGTGGGCTTGTGACCCGGTGCCGGCCAGAAATGACGCTAGCCGCCCGCACGACAACCCGGAGATCGCCGTGGATCAAGGCGTCCCGGATGACCTTCGGTGGGTGGACTCGGCTTTGTCGCGCATGACCCGTCAGTTCCCGATGCGCGCCCGCGTGCTATGGACGGAGTACACAGTGTCCGCATCGCAGGCGATCAAGTCGCGCATGGTGTCGGAAACCTACGAGGGTGCTTTCACCTATTCGATGTACCGGCGCGAGTTGGAAAAGGCCCACGAACTTCTGCTGTGGGAACGGGCGAACGTCGCCGCGTAAGAGGATCGGCGATACCTATTGACATTTGCCGCAACACGACCCTACCATTTTGGTAAGCGTTCAGAACTGCCCCCAAACCCCGGCCAAAAGCCGGGGTTTTGCGTTTCGCGGGCTTGGCCGATTGGCTAGGCCGCAGCCTTCCAAGCTGCCCAAGCCGGTTCGATTCCGGCAGCCCGCTCCACCTTGCCAGCCCGCAGACCACCCATTGGCTCCTCGTCAGAACCTAGCTGCGAGGCTGGCACCTATTCGCTGAACCCTGCTGCCGGCCACACTCCCCGTGCGCCGGCCACGGTTGCCCCTGTGCCGTCAGTCGCAGGGGCATTTATCAGGATCGATGCCATGCCCGGAACTCAAAAGCCGGCAGCGGCGGTCGATTTGTCCGACCCGTTGCAGGTCGCCGTCAAGGTGACATCCGTCGAGGGTTCGCTGGCGCTGCTGTCCCAGCAGGTGTCGCAGGGGCTAGGGAACCTGCAAAGCCAACTGTCCGCGATGCAGGGCGACATGCGCGCTGCAACGGACAAGCTGGCCGACCTGGCGGCGACGCAGCACGAGATTCAGGCGCACAGCACTGGATTGGATCGATTGGCTAAGGCCATCGAGGAATCCACGAAGGAAAACATGGAATGGCGGCGCGTCCACGAGGAAAAGAACTCGCGGGTTGCGGATTCCGTCACGACGGCCCGTGGCGCGATGTGGGCGCTTGGCATCGCTGGCGGGCTGGTGATCGGGCTTGTGGTGTTCACAGTGCAGATGCAATTCACGTCGGCGACGCAGGACCGCCAGCGCATCGAGAAGGCGCATAACACCGACATCGACCGGATCGAGAGGCGGATCGACAAGGCGGACGCTGAGCGCGAGGAGATCAAGAAAATGCGGGACCTGAAGTGAAGTCGCACACGAAGCTGCTGGGGCTGGCGCTGCCGTTCGGCACCATTGCGGTCTTGGTCGTCCTGCTGACAGGCTCCGGCGTCCCGCAGATCGGCCCGATGCCCGACATGATCGTCACGGTGCTAGAGATGTCCGTTCGGACGCTGTACGCCATCGCCATCGGCGGTTCTGCCGTGGTGTCGATGGAAATAACCGGCATGAACATCCCGAACGCCCGCCGATGCGACCTGATGGAGGCCGCGGAGTCCGGCCACCGAGGCGCGCTGTGGGCGCTGGTACTGGAGACGCTGGCGTGGTTCGGCTGGGTGGCGGTGTGGTGCTACGTCTACTTGCCCTGATCGTCCTGCTGGCCGGCTGCGCGCCGGCCGAGCAGGCGACGCAGCAGGTGGTCGACACTGCCGTCGACACCGGACACGAGGTCGGCGACCCGATCGAGAACGCGCAGCAGGGCGTTTCGCGTGAAACCGCGCCTGTGGTGACTGCCGTGCAGGACGCTGTGGCAACGGTGATGGAATCCCTGCCCGAGCCTCCGAAGCACACGGTCGACCCGCGGGTGGTGTCGCACATCGTCCGCTGGGAAGTCAGCGGCGAGCGGGCCTATTCGGCGAAGTACCAGGGCGTCATCTGCCCCGGCGGCGCTAGTGGTCCGACGTGGGGCATCGGCTACGACGGCGGGCACCAATCGCAGGCGACCATCCGTTCGGACTGGGCGATGCGGCAGGACGTGGATCGGCTTGCGGCCACCAGTGGGCAGTCCGGCCCCGGCAAGTGCGCTGCGGCCCGAACTGCGTTGCGTGACGTCCGGGTCCCGTTTGGTCAGGCCCGGCTGGTGTTCACCGAAGTATCAATGCCGCTATGGGAGCGCGCGACCCGCCGCACCTATCCCGGTGTCGAGAACATGGGACCGCTACCGGAAGGCGCGCTCATCGGCAACACGTACAACCGGGGCACTTCGATGATCGGAAGCCGCGCGGCAGAGAAGCGGACGATCCGTGATGTCTGCGTGCCGAAGGGCGACGTCGGTTGCCTGGCAGCCCAACTGATCGCCCAGTGCCGGCTCTGGCCGGATGTTCCTGGCATCTGCAACCGCCGTAAGGATGAAGCGAGGCTAGCGCAGTCGTGAACCCGTATCGGATCGGCGCCTACCTTCTAGCGGTTTTCGTGCTGCTCGCTGCCGTGTTCGGCGCAGGCCACAACAGCGGCAGGAAGGCTGAGGCGAAGGCGCACGCGCCTGCCCACGCGAAGCTGCTGGAGGCTTACAACAGGGCACACACGGGCCTGCTCAACGCTGGTGCGGCCCTGCGCGATGTGTCGGCCAAGACGCAACAGGAGGCCGCCAAGGCAGCGCAGCAGCAGGCCAAGGGCGAACAGGCGGTGGCGCAAGCCAAGGAAGCCCAGCGGGCCAGCCAAGGCCGCGTTGCCGCACTGGAGCGCCAACTGAAGGCCGAGAAGTCCACCTGTACCGAAGCGGAGATGCGGATATGTGGCGTTCCCCTTCGCTGATCGTGGCCGCAGCCCTCCTGACGGGCTGCCCGGGCAACCGCAAGGATGATCCGCCGCCCGTTCCGAAGATCGTGGAGGTGCCGGTGACCAAGTACGTGCCGGTTCCCGAGGAACTGACGGCCGACTGCCAGAACACCGCACCTCAGTCGCAGACCTACTCGGAGGCCAAGCGCCTAGCGATCGTCCGCGGCGAGTACCTGGACGAATGCACCCAGCGCATGCGGAAGATCCGGAGCCTGAAGTGAGGGACCTCTACACCATCACGCCGGCCCCAGCCTCTGCGCCGCGGCCGTGGGTGATCCGTCGCAACGGTGACGTTCTGGCCTATTACGACACCCAGCAGGGCGCGCACGACGCTGCCCGCATGGTGGCGCGCAACCGCCTGAAGCTGCTCGGCAAGCTGGCCGAGGTGCAAGTCCACGGCAAGGATGGGCAGATCAGGTTGAAGGACACCTACGGGGATGACCCCGTCGAGACCAAAGGATGAGCTATGGCGTGCAAAGCGTGCGAGGAACGGCGGCAGGCGATGAAGGCATACGTCGCTGCCAAGCTGGAGCGTGCCCGCAAGTGGGCTGGCATCCGCGCCGGTAATGCCCAGGCAGCCACAGACATTCAGGCCAGCGAAGGCAACAGCGCCGACGCACAGGCCAAAGGAAGCCGACAGGCAGGCAAGGCGGACGCTGCACACGGGGACCGTCGCGTGGAGAAGGCTGAGGGAAGCCGTGCTGGTAAGGGACGCGCATCGGTGCCGCGCGTGCGGAAGGATCGTGGTCGGGCGTAACGCCCACGTCGACCACATCGACGGCAACGACGCGAACAACGACCTCACCAACCTGCAGACGCTTTGCCAGCGTGGGCACAGCCGCAAGACCTTCGCCGAAGAGCGAGGGCAGCAGTGGGATGGCGTCTGTGAGCCGGTGAGGGCCGGCGAAGTAGGCTAAAATGAAGCGGCCCGGAAAGGTGCGTCAACACCTATTCCGGGCCTAACCAGTCAACCCTGTAAGGAGGGCGACGTGGCTGATGCGGATTGTAGTCCGTGCTGCACCCATTGCGGGCAGCGAATTGAACCGAGGATCAATAAGACGACCGGCCAACCGTCAAAGGTTGTTCGCCGGTTCTGTAGTTCGCGCTGCATGTGGGCGGAAAGGGATGCGAGGCGAGGGCCGAGGCATCGGCCAGGCAAAAGCCCGACCCGAACCGTTGCATGTCATGGCTGCGGGATCACATTGGAAAGGCCAGCCAAGCGTTCGGAGGCCGGCAGGTATTGCAGCCGGAAGTGCAACACGGACGCGATGACCCGAGTAGCGGCAGAGAAGTCTGCGCTGGGTCGTATACGTGACGCATGGGCATGGCGGCCATCCGCGTTAGTGGTAGCGGAGGTCGATGCGCTTAGGCGGATAGCGAAGCGAACGATCCGGCAATACCGCACGGAACGCGGTTGCACGCATTGCGGTGAACCTGTCGTCGGTGTGCTGAACAGGCCGAGGCGGTGCGGCCCATGCAAGGCAAAGGCCCATCGCAGGCAGATACGGATAGCAAGGGCAGCACGCAAGGCAAGGATCAAGGGCAGGCGACGCGACCCCATCGACCCGATAGCGGTGTTCGAGCGGGACGGCTGGCGCTGCTACTTGTGCGGCGATGAGACACCGAGGTTCCTTCGTGGAACGCATGAGCCGAGCGCGCCGGAGTTGGAGCACAAGGTGGCGATTGCCAACGGCGGCACGCACACATGGGACAACGTGGCGTGCGCCTGCCGAGCGTGCAATCAGGCGAAGGGCGCACGGATGGTCGCGTAGGGGTAGGGGGGCGGCCAAAAAGTTAAAAATCGTTCAGCTTCACGGCACGCCGCCCCAGTTGATTTCACGCATCCGCATTTCAGGTTTCACGAATAGAGGTTCCACGACATGCCCCGGCAACGCCTGACAACTGAGATGGCGGCGCTGAAGGGCGCTGATCGGAAAGATCCGCAGCGGTTCCGTGAGCGGAAGGCCGCGCCCAAGTCGGAATTGCCGCTGGGGAATGCGCCTGACGATTTCAACGAACAGCAGAAGGCGGCGTGGTTCGAGTTCAGCGCCTACGCGATCCCGGGAACCATGACGGGGGCCGATCGCGTCGCGCTGGAGACCGCTTCGGTCCTGCTGGCCGAGTTCCGCACCAACCGCGCTGAGTTCCCCGCGGCGAAGTACGGCCGGCTGTTCCAGTACCTGTCGGCGTTTGGAATGACGCCGGTCGATCGGCAGAAGCTGGGCGCTGTTGCACCTGATGAAGACGCGAACCCCTTCGGCAACGTCTAAACATCCGCACGTTGCGCTCGCCGAGGGTTACGTCGCCGACGTCTTGTCGGGAGCGGTGCCTGCCGGCAAGTGGGTGCGCCTGGCGTGCGAGCGCCACCAGCGGGACATGGCGCGGAAAGACTGGCCGTATCGGTTCGATGCGGACAAGGCCGAACGGGTCTGCAAGTTCGTAGAGTTGTTCCCCCACGTAAAGGGGCGGTGGGCGGCAGGAACGGCAAAGTGCCTGCGGCTGGAGCCGTGGCAGTGCTTCCTGCTGGCGAGCTTGTTCGGGTGGGTCAACAAGACCAGCGGCACGCGGCGGTTCCGAAAGGGCCGGCTGTACGTCGCGCGCAAGAATGGAAAGTCCAGCGTGATCGCCCCGGTGGGGTTGTTCATGCTGTCGGCGGACGGGGAACCGGGGGCGGAGGTCTACTCCGGCGCGACGACGGAAAAGCAGGCGTGGGAAGTGTTCGGTCCCGCCCGGCAGATGGCGCAGAAAACGGCGCCGTTCCTGTCGCACTACGGAGTCACGGTCAACGCGAAGTCGCTCATTCGCCTTGGGGACATGGCGAAGTTCGAGCCGGTGATCGGAAAGCCGGGGGATGGTGCTAGCCCTCACTGTTCCATTACCGACGAGTACCACGAACACGCGACCGACGATCAGTTGGCGACGATGGAGACGGGCATGGGCGCCCGCGACCAGCCTTTGTCGCTCGTGCTGTCGACCGCGGGCGACAACCTCGCCGGCCCATGCCGCGAGGATTGGCTGGAGTGCCAGAAGATCCTCGAAGGGGTGATCGAGGACGAGCGCACCTTTGCGCTGATTTACGCGGCGGACCCTGAGATCGACTGGACTTCGGAAACCGCGCTGCGGCAGGCGAACCCGAACTACGACGTGTCGGTCTCGGGCGAGTTCCTGCAGGCGCAGTTGAAAGAGGCCATCAACAATCCGCGCAAACAGGGGCATTTCAAGACCAAGCACCTGAACCTGTGGGTCCAGGCGCGGGATGCGTACATCAACATGCAGCGGTGGGCGGAGTGTCGCAGCCCGCTGACGCTTGCGGACATGCGCGGCCGGCGCTGCTGGATGGGGCTTGACCTCGCCAGCAAGGTCGACATCGCGGCGTTGGAACTGTTGTTCGAGTTGGAGGGCGGCCGATACGCGCGCTTCGGGCGGTACTACCTGCCCGAGGAGACGGTCGAGCTACCGGAAAACCAGCATTACCGGAAGTGGCGCGACATGGGCCTGCTGACGGTGACGGACGGCAACATCATCGACTTCGGCGTGATCCGCGACGACGTGGTGAACCTGACCAGCGCGCACGGCGTCGAGTCGGTGGGCTACGACCCGCACCAGGCAACCATGCTGGTGACGCAGTTGCAGGACGAAGGCGTTCCGGTGGTCGAGTTCCGGCCCACGGTGCTGAACTTCAGCGAGCCGATGAAACAGGTCGAGGCGTTGATCCGCGACCGGAAGCTGGCGCACGACGGCGACGAGGTGATGACGTGGGCGATGTCCAACGTCGTCGCGCGGCTGGACGCGAAAGACAACGTGTACCCGCGCAAGGAGCGGGACGAAAACAAGATCGACCCCTTCGTCGCGCTGTGCATGGCGATGGGGTTGGCGATGCAGGGCACTGAAAAGCCGATGGACCTCGCGGGATTCCTCCATAACCCGGTGATTGCATGAAAATGAAGAAACCGCCGGGCAGGTTCAAGGCTTTGGTGCTGTCCCTGCTGGGCGTGGACTTCGCGGCCTCGGATGTCCCGCACGAGATCGCTGGCATCGGCACGATCTCGCACGACGCGGCGATGAAGCTGGACGCAGTATGGGCGTGCGTGCGCTTGATTTCCGAGTCGATTGCCACGCTTCCGTTGTCGATCTACGAGCGCACGACCCGCGGTGCCAGGATTGCGACGCAGCACCCGCTGCAGTTCATCCTGCACAACCAGCCAAACCCCGATGCCACGGCCTCGGTGTTTCTGGAGGCTCTGATCGCGTGCATGCTGATCCGTGGCAATGCGTTCGCCGAGAAGCTGATGGCCGGCGATCGGATCGTGGGGTTGGACTTCCTGCATCCCGATCGGATGCTGTGGAACGTGGATGCGCGCGGCGCGCGGCGCTTGCAGTACCGCAAGCCGGACGGCACCTATCGCGACATTCCCCTCGACCGCGTGTGGCACGTCCCGGGCTTCTCGATGGACGGCAAAACCGGCGTGTCGGTGATCCAGTACGGCGCGCATGTGTTCGGATCGGCGATCGCCGCTGACAACGTGGCGCGCGGCGTTTTCGAGCGCGGGCTGACGCAGACGACGGCGCTGAAGATGCCTGGCGTGCTGCGCGAGGACCAGCGCGACGATGCGCGGGAATCGCTGCGGAAGATCAGCGGCAGCGTGAACTCCGGCAAGTCTGTCGTGCTGGAAGCCGGGACCGACATCGCGATCGTCGGCATCAACCCGAACGATGCCCAGCTCCTCGAGACGCGCGCGCACAACGTCGAGATGATTTGCCGGTGGTTCCGCGTCCCGCCTTTCATGGTCGGCCACACGGAGAAGTCGACAAGCTGGGGCAGCGGCATCGAGCAGCAGATGATCGGCTTCCTGACGTTCACGCTCGGGCCGTGGATTCGCAGGCTGGAGCAGGCGATCAGCAAGGATCTGCTGCGCGGCGATCCGCGGCACTATCCGAAGTTCAGCGTGGAAGGACTGCTGCGCGCCGATAGCGCGGCACGCGCTGCGTTCTATAGCGTCATGGTGAACAACGGAATCCTGACCCGCGACGAGGTTCGCGAGTTGGAAGAACGCGCACCGATGGGCGGAAACGCCGCGGTGCTGACCGTCCAGACGGCGCTGGCGCCGCTGGACACCCTCGGCCGCGTGGATGAAGGCGAGCAGGCTCGAATGGCCCTGCGCGCGTGGCTGCAAGACCTGGCAACCGACAAGGCCGACTGAGGAAACCCGTATGACGATCAAGACGCTGCCGGCGGCCCCGGCGGCTGGCTTCTCCGCGCGCGCACAGTTCCCGGTGCCGCAGTCGGCGCTGGACCGCTGGCAACCATTGCAGGCGGCGGACAAGGCCGACGACCGCACGATCAGCGTGTTTGACGTGATCGGACAGGACTTCTGGACCGGCGAAGGCGTGACGGCCAAGCGCGTCGGTTCGGCGCTTCGCGCGTTGGGCGCAGGGCCGGTGACCGTGAACATCAACAGCCCCGGCGGCGATCTGTTCGAGGGGTTGGCGATCTACAACCTCCTCCGCGAACACAGGGGCGAGGTCACGGTGAAGGTGCTGGGCGTGGCCGCGTCCGCCGCATCGATCATCGCGATGGCCGGCGATACCGTCGAGATCGCGCGGGCGGGCTTCCTGATGATCCACAACACTTGGGTCGTCGCCGTCGGCAACCGCAACGACATGCGCGAGGTCGCCGACCAGCTCGAACCGTTCGATCGAGCGATGGCGGACATCTACGCCGCGCGCACCGGCATGGACGCCAAGGCCGCCGGCAAGCTCATGGACAAGGAGACATGGATCGGCGGCGCGGATGCTGTCGACCAAGGCTTCGCCGACGCCCTGTTGGCCGCTGACGCGGTGGAGCAATCGGACGGCAAGTCGAAGGCCCGGGCGGAACGTCGTCTGGAAGCTGCCCTGCGCGCTTCCGGGCTGCCGAAGTCCGAGGCCATGACCCTGATTTCCGAAGTCAAGGCTGGAGCGGGTGATCCGCCCAGCCGCGGTGAGGGTGATCCCACCGATGGCGCGCTGCCTGCACTCAGCGCAACCGCCGCACTCGCGGCATCCCTGACCACCCTCATCCAATCCTGAAGGAGTTACACCCGTGAGCGAGAACATCGAAAAGGCCATCGGCCAGATCAACGAGAACATCACCACCGTCGCCGGCCAGTTGAAGGCCCATGCGGAGCGCGCGCAGAAGAACGCCGAACTCTCCGAGGAGACCAAGGGCAAGGTGGACGAACTGCTGCAGACCAATGCGACCCTGATGGCGCGCCTGCAGTCCGCGGAACAGGTCATGGCGCGCCTGGAAGCCGGCCCCAACGGCGGCGACGTCCGCACCAGCCTCGGCGACCAGTTCGTCGCCAGCGAGGACTTCCTGGCCTTCGCCGGCAAGTCGACCCCGCGCGGTCGCGTGGACATGACCGTCAAGGCGGCGATCACGACGCTCACCACCGATGCCGATGGTTCGGCGGGTGACGGCATTTCGCCGAACCGCCTGCCGGTGGTGAACCCGCTGCCGCAGCGTCGACTGACGATCCGCGACCTGATCGCCCCGGGCCGCACCGACACCGGCATCATCCAGTACGTCAAGGAGACCGGCTTCACCAATGCCGCCGCCCCGACTGCGGAAGGTGCCGCCAAGCCCGAGTCGAGCATCAAGTTCGACCTGGTGTCCGAGACCACGAAGGTCATCGCCCATTATTTCAAGGCGTCGCGCCAGATCCTGTCCGACTTCCCGCAGCTGGCCAGCATCATCAACCAGCGCGGCCTGTACGGCCTGAAGCTGGTCGAGGAGAACCAGATCCTCAACGGCGACGGCACCGGCCAGAACCTGTCGGGCCTGGTGGCGAACTCCACCGCCTACGCGGCGCCGTTCGACCCGGCCGGCACCGAGACGGGGATCGACATCATCCGCCTCGCGATGCTGCAGGTGGCGCTGGCCGAGTACGCGGCGGACGGCATCGTCCTGCATCCGTCCGACTGGGCGCGCATGGAACTGCTGAAGGACACCACCGGCCGCTACATCATCGGCAACCCGCAGGGCACGCTGTCGCCCACCTTGTGGGGTCTCCCGGTGATCGCCACTCAGGCGATGACGATCGACAAGTTCATGGTCGGCGCCTTCCGCATGGGCGCGCAGATCTTCGATCAGTGGCAGGCGCGCGTCGAAGTGGCGACCGAGAACGAGGACGACTTCATCAAGAACCTCGTGACCATCCTGGTCGAGGAGCGGCTGGGCCTGGCGGTCTACCGCGACGAGTCGTTCGTCTACGGCGACTTCGGCAACGTGGCCTAACGGCCAACAACTAGGGATGGCCGGCTACGGCCGGCCTCCCTTTCAAGGAGGACGACATGCGTATTCGATTCCTGAAGGGTGACCCACGCGTCGGCATGGTGGCCGAGGTGCATGGTTCCCGCGCGGAAATGCTCATCAAGGCCGGCGCCGCGGAGAAGGTCAGCGTGCATACCGAGGGCGCCCCGCCCACCCCGAGCGCCGAGGTGCAGGCCGTGGCGAAGGCCACCGCGAAGAAGGCTGCGGCGAAGAAGAAGGCCAAGTAACCCATGCTCCGCACCGTCACCGCCGCCACGACCGAGCCGGTTTCGCTGGATGAAGCGAAGGCGCATCTGTCGGTCTACCACGACAGCGACGACGCGATGATCGGCGCGTTCATCACGGCCGCCCGTCAAATCGTCGAACTGGAGTCGGGTGTGGCGTTGGCGGAGGCGGAGTATCTGTGGTCCCCGTCGAACGGCCGCACGCGGCCCGCGTTGCCCCTGTGGCCGGCGACGGTCGCGGGGGTGACGTACTGGGACGGCGATGCGCGCGTGGCGCTGGACGCCGACATCTACGCGCTGGACGACGAGCGCGGGTTCCTCTCGCTGGCGCCCGCGTACCCGCAGCCGCGGGTCGAGTTCGTAACCGTGCCGGTGACGAATGAGGCGCTGAACGTGGCGATTCTGCTGATGGTGGGCGACCTGTACGAGCGCCGCGAGGCGAGCATCGACGGATCGATCGCGCCGAACCCGGCCGCGCAACGCCTGATATGGGCGAACCGCCGGAACCTGGGCGTATGACCTACCGCCACCGCATCACCGTCCAGGTGCGCGGCTCCACGTTCGACCCGTCGACCGGCTACGACACGTCGGCATGGACGGATCGGCTGTCGGACGTCCCGGCGCAGTTCCTTGCCGGACCGGGCCGCGAGTACCTGGCGGGCGAGGCGATCCGCTCCGAGGTGTCGGGCCGTTTCATTATCCGCTGGTCGCCGGCCGCGGCTGAAATCAAGGCGGCAGACCGCGTGTTGTGGGATGGCCGCATTCTGGAAATCAAAGCGCCTCCGCTGCCGGATGAAACCGGCCGGCGCGAGTTGACGCTGATGGTCGCGGAGGATGGCACTGATGGCGCGTGAGTCAGTCCGCATCGACGGACTGGACGACGTCGTGCGCCGCCTGAAGGCGTTGGGCGCTGAAGCGTCGAAGCGGGGCGGCCCGGTCCGCTCCGCAGTCCGCAAAGGCGCCGTGGTGATCCAGAAAGAGATGCAGGCCAACGTCCGACGCATCGTCGCAACGCCCAATGCAGGGGGCGGCGACAAGTCCACCGGGCTGTTGGAGAAGTCGATCAAGCCCATGCGCGCGAAAGCCCGACGTGACGGCACCAAGGGCGAGACGTTCATCGTCACCGTTCCGAAGCGCGCTCGGTACCCGGTCGATAGCCGCACGCCTTCCGGTGTCGGCGTGGCAACGGTGGGGCGGATGCTGGAGTACGGCACACCTAAGCGCCAGCCGATGCCGTGGGCGCGGCCCGCATATCACACAAAGAAAGGCGAGGCGGTCGAGGCAATGACCGCTGACGTGCTGAAAGGCATCGAGAAGCTGGAACGGAAGCTAAGCGCCCGATGATCGCCAACATTGTCTATCCGGCACTCGTGAACCATGCGCCGCTTGCGGCCATCGTCGGGACGCGCGTTTACCGCGACTTCGCGGGCGATGCGCCGACCGTTCCGTATGTCGTGTGGTCGATCCTGGGGACCGTTCCGAGCGGGCAGATTTCCGGGCGGCCCCATGCGGACCGCTACAGCGTGGCTGTCGACGTGTTCAGCACGGATCGCGCGCAGTCCGACGCGATGGTGGTCGCGGCGCGCGATGCGATGGAGGGGATCGGCGAATTGACCAGCGGCCCTCAGTCCCTCGGCTTTGACCCCGGAACCCGGCTGTACCGCTACACATTCACCGTGGACGTGTTCCGTAACCGATAGCGCCCACCGACCCCAGCAGTACCCGAGCCGCGCAAGCGGCTTTTTTCATGCCTGCGAGACAGGCCCGACCCTCAGAGGAAACCAGCAATGGCCGACAACTTGATCGATAGCGAGGGCACGGAACTGTTCCTGTCCCTCGATGGCACCACCGTGACCGCGTTCGACTGCCCGACCGGCATTACCGGATTGGGCTTCACTGCCGCCGAGCGCACCAGCTCGTGCCTCAACGAGACCATCTCTCGGTCGCGTCCGGGCAAGCGCACGCTGTCCAACTTCCAGGTGCCGTTCCGCCTGACCGCCGGCAGCGAAGCGCATCAGTACCTCCTCAACCTGTCGAAGGAAGGCGAGGTCAACGGCGAGATCCCCTACGCGATCGGCCTCTCGGACGGCACCGCCGACCCGACTGTGACCGCGGGTGAGTTCGTCGCCCCCGGCACCGCGCCCAACTACACGCGCACGTTCGCGATCGGGACGCTCTACGTGGGCGGCGTGTCGATCGATGCGACGGACGGCGAGGACGTGCTGGGCACGTTTACGGCGATGCCGCAGTCGCAGGAATGGTTCTTCAAGCCGCCGGCTTGATAGGCGAGTAACCCAGCTATGTCCGGGTCTGTGGGCGGCCTCGCCTCCGTTCCCGCCGGACACCCAAAGGCGAGAAACCATGAGCTTCGACAAAGCCAAGCTGTTCAGCAGTAACGCGACCACCGAACGTGAGATCAAGGCGTGCGGCGAAACCTTCACCGTCCATGTCCGCCGCTTGCCAGCCGTCGACCTCCGGAAGTATTACGCCGAGGTCATGTCGCCTGATATCGACGTCCGCGCCGGGGCAGGGTTCGAGGCGCTGTCCAAGGCGATCCGTGATGCCGATGGCAAGCCTTTCGCCACGGTCGCCGAACTGCGCGGCATGTACCCGGACGCCATCAAGGCGCTCACTGAGGCATTCACTGAGGTTAACGCGCAGCAGCCGGACGCCGAACTGGGAAACGCATAGCGGCGCAGGGCGAGGAGTGGTTTTGGGGGCAACTCGCCCTTGCGCTTGGAAAGACCATCGGCGAGCTGGTCGACACGCTCACCGAGGACGAACTGGACTACTGGCGCGAGTTCTTCCGCCTGCAGCCATTCGATGACTTGCACCGGATCCACCGCCCTGCGGCGCTGCTGTTCAGTGCCCAAGCCGGCAAACAAGCGGGCGAGGCATTTACCCGCGCACTCGACACGTTGGCCCCTAAGCCCAAACAGAAGTCGCGGCCGGTGCGCCGCGCCCGCGTAATCAAAGGAACGCCATGAGCCTCGGCAGCATTGTTGTCCGCCTCACGATGCAGACGGCGGACTTCGAGACCGATGCTGGTCGGGCGGCGAAGGTGGCGCAGCGTCGGGCGAAAGAAATAGACGACGCATTTCGCAAGGCGGGGACGGCGATTGGCGTCGCGTTGGGTGCTGGGTTGGCTGCTGCTGGCGTTGCGATGAAGCGCGCCGTCGACCACATGGACGAGGTCAGCAAGGCGGCGCAGAAGGTCCAGATGCCGACCGAGGACTTCAGTCGGCTGGTCTACGCCGGTGGACTGGCCGACGTCCAGATGGACGCACTCACGACCACGCTGGGCCGGCTGACCAAGTCGCAGGCCGCGTCCCTGAAGTCCACCAGCGAGCAGGCGAAGTATTTTGACGCGCTGGGCATCAGCGCCAAGAATGCAGACGGCTCGCTCCGCAACAGCAGCGACGTCCTGCTGGACTTTGCCGATGCGTTCGCCGCGATGGGCGGTGGTCCCGAGGCGATGGCGGCGGGCTTCGCGCTGTTCGGCAAGTCGTTCCAAGACCTGATTCCGCTAATTAAGGACGGCAGCGGCGCGATGCGCGAGGCGATGGCCGAAGCGGACGCGCTGGGGATCACGCTGTCGACTGAGGCTGGACAAGCCGCTGAGGAGTTCAACGACAACATCACGCGCCTGCAAACCGCACTGGGCGGCGTCGTGATGGAGATCGCCAGCGGAATGCTGCCGCAGCTCAACGCCATGACCGGCGAACTTGTGTCGGCGTCCAAGGAAACCGACACCCTGCGGTCCTTCGGCGAAGGGCTGGCGATGGTCATGCAGGGCATCGGCGAGGGGTTTTCGTTCGTCGCCGGCATGGCCCGTCAGTTCACCATCGACGCGCTGGCGCTGTCGGATGCGCTGCTGGGCTATGCCGAGGTGGCGCGCAACGTGGCGTCGCTGGGCCTTGCGCCCGGAACTGTCGCTGGCGGCATGAACCGTGCGGACAGCGCGTGGAAAACGCGCAGCGACATGACCCGCCAAACGCAGCTTGCCCGCCAGAACGCGCAGGCACAGGCCGAGATAAACCGGCTGCTGGCTAATGGCGTCAAGTACGATGGCCCGCTGCTGGCCGGCATGGGCGGCGGGGCGGGCGACGGCGACGCAATGCGCAAGCGGCTGGCCGCGATGCTGTCGCGCACGGGTGGCGGGGCTAAGAAGGCGGGACGCAGCGGCAAGTCCGAAGCGGAACGCCAGGCAGAGGAAGCTGCACGCGCTGCGAAGGAAGCCGCCGAGGCGCAGGCCCGCTGGCATTCGACCGTTCTGGACATGGAGGCCACGCTCGCCGGCCCGATGGCCGAGGCCCAACGCGAATACGAGCGCAACGTCGCGCAGCTAAACGAGGATTTCAACGAAGGCCACGTTGCGCTTGCTGACTACGCACGCGCGCTGGATGCCTATGCGTCCACGCGAGACAAGGAAATCGAGGCAATCAATGCCCGCAAAACGCCGGCGCAGGAAATGCTGGCCGACATGGAGTTCGAGCGCCAACTAATCGGCAAGACCCGCGAGGAACAGGAATTGCTGAATGCGGCGCGCTACCTCGGCGCTGAAGCGGCAACTGCTCAGGGCAAAGCGGCTTTGGAGGCAATGGCCGACAACCAGCGTGCAGCTAAGGCCATGTCGCAGCACATCGAGGCGATGGACGCCTTTCGGTCCGAAGGTTCCAATTTCCTGCAGGACATCGGCAACGGCGTGAAGCCCATCGACGCGCTCACGGATGCGCTGGACAGCTTGGCTTCAAAGCTGCGGCAGATGATCGCCGACAACCTCATGGAGCGTTTCTTCGGCCAGATGGGCAGTGCTTCGACGGGATCCTCGGGCGGCGGCATCTGGAACCTGCTGGGCAACCTGTTCGGCACGTTTCTTGGCGGCAGCGCCGGCACGACCTCCGCGGCTAGTTCGGGCCAGTACGGCTGGATGGCGAACGGCTATGCATCGGGCGGCTTCACGGGCCACGGTGGCATGAATCAGCCCGCGGGCATCGTCCACCGCGGCGAGGTCGTGTGGTCACAGGGCGACATCGCCCGAGCCGGCGGCGTGGCAGCAGTTGAAGCCATGCGCCGCGGTCGGCTCCGCGCAGGCAGCACGGTGATCAACGTCAACGTGCCGCGCAACACAAGCTATGAGACGGCCGAGCAGTCCGGGGCAGCCGCGTACGCGGGGGCAAGCCGTGCCGCCCGAAGGAATGGCGCCTGATGTTTCTCAATGCTCGCCTGCTGGAATGCGTCGCCGACGGTTTCGAGGGACGCCGCGTCTACGCGACCCGGATCCATGAGCTGCGCTCCGGCAATGAATCGCGGAACGCCGAGCGATCGAACGGACGCTGGTCGTTTGCCGCGCTCGCCGAAAACATCGACCCCGACGACTGGCCGGCGATCCTGGCCGCGTTCGACGTCGCGCGTGGGTCGAATGACTCCTTCCGCTTCAAGAATGCGTTGGAGTGGCGCGCAGTCAATCAGTCGCTCGGTAACGCGCCTAGTGGGTCGACCCCGGTCCAACTCGTCATCACCAAGACTTTCGGCGGCGTCACCCGATCCAAGACCATCACCAAGCCGGTGGCCGGCACGCTCACCCTGCGCCAGAACGGCGTCACGAAGGAGGGCACTTTCAGCACCACGACCGGCCTGTTCACCCCGACGACCGCATGGACGGCAGGCCAGCCGCTTACCGCGGACTTCGAGTTCGATGTCCCCGTTCGGTTCGTGGCCGATGAACTGGCGCCCACGTATGAGGACTTCAGCGCGATCAATGTCCCGCTCAACCTAATTGAGGTGTTCGGCGAATGACCCGCGAGATTTCCATCGCGCTCCAGTCGCACCTCGACACACGCGTCACGACGTACACGCGCCTGCTGAAGATCATGCCGGTCAACGGCGACCCGTTCGGACTGACCACGCTCGACGTGGACGTGGCCTACGACGACGGTTACGGCGATGGCTCCACGACCTACATCGCAGCCCGTGGCTTCAACGAATCGGCGCTGGTGGCGAACGAAGGGCAGGGCGTGGACAACGCCGAGGCCGAGATCCTGATCGCCGATTCCGCCGACTTCGGGATCACGCGCGATCAGATCAATTCCGGTTACCTGGACGACGCGCGCTACCGGCTCTACCTCGTCAACTACGAGGATCTGAGTCAAGGCCACACGATCATCGGTGGTGGCCCCATCGGCGAGATCGTCACCTCCGACGGCCTGCTGGGCGTCATGGAGACGCGGAGCTGGTCGCAGCTCGCCAAACAGAAGTCGGTCATCCTGCCGACCTCGCTCACGTGCCACGCGACTTTCGGCGACGCCACGACCGGCTGCTATGCGTCGGTGTCGTGGTCGGCCACCAAGACGATTACCGGCGTCGGGTCCGAATCGGATCGGCAGTTCACCGCGTCCGGCCTCGCCGGGGCGTCTGGCCTGTACGACTTCGGGCTGGTCGAGGTGATGACCGGGGCGAACGCCGGCAAGCGGATCGAGGTCGAAGGCTTCACCTCGGGCGGCATCGTGAGCCTCGCGCACCCGGCACCGTTCGCGTTCGCCAATGGCGACACGTTCCGCATCCGGCAGGACTGCGCCAAGACTTTTGCAGCCTGCAAGGCGAAGGGCCAGACGCTCAACTTCCGCGGATTGCCGCACCTCCCCGTTGCCGATGGCGACGGACTCCAGACGCCAGGCAATTTGTTGTGAGGTTGATCGGTCAGAAGTTCAGCGCCCGCGAGAAATCGAAGGCGCTGGCGGGCGCGCGGGCGTGTCTCGGCATCCGCTGGCGTCACATGGGCCGCGAGGGCCTTCCGTGGGGCCACAACGACGGACTCGACTGCATCGGTCTGGTCATGCGCGCCGTGGTCGCTGCGGGGCGACCTGTGCGCGATCTGGCGGCCTACGGGCGCGATCCCGACGGGTCGCTCGCTGACCGCATCACCGAACACCTCGGAACGCCCGGTGCCTTCGGCGCGTGTTCCGTCCTGCTGCTGTCCTTCGGCGGCCCGCCCCGCCATGTCGCCCTGCTGTCGGAGTCCGACACCTTGATCCATTGCTATGACGGCGGCTCGCGCAAGGTGGTGGAACACACCTTCGATGCGAAGTGGCGCGCCCGTGTCGTTGCGGGGTGGCAGCTTTGAGCAAGGGAACCATTGGCACCTTCGCGGGTGCGGCGCTCGGGTTCGTCATCGGCGGCCCTGCTGGCGCACAAGTCGGCGCTCTGCTGGGCGGGGCCATCGGCTCCAGCTTCGACACGATCAAGGGCCGGCAGGTCGGGGAAATGTCCTCGCCCCGCGCGCAGGAAGGCGAGCCGATCCCGCTGGTGTTCGGCACGGCTCGCGTGCGTGGTCGCCTCATGTCCACGGGCGAGCCCGTCATCCGCAAGGAAAAGGAAGGCGGCAAGGGTGGCCCGAAGGTCGAGAACGAAACGGCCTACCTGTCCTATTCCATCCTGATCTGCGAATCGAGCGAACTGCGCGATTCCACGGTGGCGGCCGTCGTCAAGGTCATCCAGAACAACAAGACCGTTTACGACGTCACCCCGAACCCCGAAATCTCCGCTGCCGAGTCGGCGAAGTGGAAGGCGAACAAGACGTTCTACTTCGGTGGCGAGGCGCAGGGCGTCGATCCGACCGAGGAAATGATCCACGGCGTTGGCAACGTGCCGGCCTATCGCGGCTGGTGCCGCATGGTCGTGGACGACGAGGACGTGACCCAGCACGGCGGGTCGATCCCGACGTATGAGTTCGTGGTCTCTGCGTGCGGCGTTGAGGATGCGGTGCCGCCCGACGCCATCGCCTGTGGACTGGAAACCACGTTCGAGGGCGGCGAGTCGTTCCCCTCCGAGTTCACGGTGAATCTCGGAAGCGGACTCGGGACGGTCACGTTCGATTACCTCACGGGCAATATTCCCGACAAGTTCGTGGTGACCCTCGATGGCGTCGAGGTCATCAACACCGGCTATGTGGGTGACCCGGATTACGTCATCGCCTTTTATGGCAAGCCGGCTCAGGAGGCGTTGGACGATTTCATGATTGCCGAAGGTCTGCCGACCGAGGCGATCAACATGTTCAATCCGGCCTATACGCCAGGTCTCGGACTAGACGACAACCCCGGCACGATGCAGACCTCGTTCAACAAGGTCAGCACGTCGTCAGTGGCGACAGTGCGTGTGTACGCGCCACTGGAGGGGACTGGCTGGTATTTCCGGCTCAATTGCCCAGACGGAACCGTCATCTATGCTGGTGACGAGATTCCCGACGCGCCCGGCTACTACATTGATCCGGTTACCGGGGCGACCGATGGTCCGTCCCTTGGTGTCGCGCTCATGTGCGGCATCACGCTTCAGGAAATCGTCGACCGGCTGGACGACCGCGCCGGCATCCCCACGGCGAACCGCGACAGCGATGACCTCGCCGACATCGACGTGCCGGGCTACGCGATCGACCAGTTCATGACCGTGGCCGAAGCGAAGGAACCGCTGCGCCAGGTCTATTTCTTCGACTGCCCGGAGTGGGACGACGCCATCCGCTATCGTCTCCGCGGCAAGCCGACCGACTTCACGGTCGACCCGGACGACCTGATCCTGGGCGAGGATGCCGTCGAAAAGGGCGTGCGCGGGCAGACGGTCGAGTTCCCGAAGAAGATCCACGTCCAATACATCGACCCGGCCACCGGCTACAAGCCGATGAAGCAGACGGCCGAGCGCATCTCCCCCGACATCCGGGTGAAGGGCGAAGTCGTCATCGGCGCGAACATCACGCTGGAGGCGGACACCGCCAAGCAGGCGGCGGACATCGCCATGAAGTCGCTATGGGCCGAGCGCGAGGACTCCCGCGAGATCGCCCTGCCGATGGACTACTGGGCGGATGCGGTCGCTGCGCACACCTACACGCTCGACGGGCGCCGCTTCCGCATCACCGACCTGAAAATGGAAGCGGGCGCGATCTACATCCAGTCGGTCTACGACCGCGCGAGCGCCTACAGCAGCGAAGCCGTGGGCACCGTCGGCCCGACCCCGACCGGCCCGCAGCCGACCATCGTCGGCCCGAGCATCGTCGCCGTGCTGAACATGCCGGTATTCCGCGACGAGTTCGACAAGCCGGGCGTGTCGTGGGCGGCCCGTGGCTACCCGGACACGGCGTGGCAGGGCACGCGCCTACAGGTCCAGCGCGGCGCGACGTGGGTCACGCTGGGCGACATCACGGACCCCTGCAACATCGGCGCGCTGCTGTCCGACTTCCCGGCGCACGACGGCGACGTCGACGAGACGAACACGCTGCACATCCAGATGCCGGACGACATGGATTCGGTGACCACGGAAGCGTGGTACGCCGAGGGCAATCCCCTGGCGATCCAGTACGCCGACGGCACCGTGGAGGTCGTGCAGCCGCGTGACGTGGTGGAAGTGGCGCCCGGCGAGTACGAATGCACGAACATCATCCGTGGCCGGCTGGACACGGTGCGCGGCCTGCACGAGGAAGGCGCGAAGGTCGTGTTCCTCGATGCCTATGTCGGCTTCGCGCAGCTGTCTGCGGCCGACCTCGGGCAGACGTTGACCTTCCGCGCCTACAGCCTGGGCACCAACCCCGACGCCGCCCCGACGTTCACTCTGACGCTGGCGACGATGGAAAGCCAGCGCGAGTGGCAGCCGTACAACGTCGAGTGGACGACCGACGGCAACTGCGAAACGCTGGTGACGTTCATTGGCCGGGCGCGCCTCGGCACCGACGCTTCTCCCGTCCAGTCGCAGTATTTCAAAGGCTGGCGCGTGGACTTCACCGTGCCGGGCATTGGTACGCGCTCGCGCATGACGCAGGAGGAATCCTTTCTCTACACGCAGGCGATGCAGACTGAGGACTTCGGGTCGATCTTCTGCGGTGGTTTCGAGCCCGTCACGGTCACCGCGATCAACGAATACACCGGAGCCGACGGCGGTGGTGGCGACGGCCTGCCGGATGGCACGGGGACGCCGAACACGGGCGATCCGATGACGGACCCGGACTTCAGTGCGGAGTGGAAAGAACAGGGAAGCATCCCGGACTGGCCGGCGGGCGAGGCGTTCTTCATCAAGGGCGACGGCAGCGGCGGCTTCGTGTTCAAGGGCGGCACCACTTCGCAGGTGAACGTGGGCGGCCTGACCGCAGGCGTCACCGCCGTCAACCTCGGCACGTCGGCAGTCGGCACCAACGGCTTTTGGGCGAAGGGCATCGCGCTTTCGGCTGGCACGGAGAACGCGGACGCGCGCCTGATCTCGGACCTGAGCAACGCCGAACCACATGCCGGCAACATCACCGACTCGATTACGTGGGGCGCGAAGCCGACATATGCCTTCGACAACTGGCTGAACGCTGGCGAGGCGTATGGCGTCGGGATGCCCGCCACGACGCCTCCGGGAACCACGATGGAGGCGCTTGGGCTTGGTGGGTTCATCGAATCGCGCGCCGAGTTCACCAGCGGCAAGATCAACGTGGAGTGCGAGGCCGACGGCATCACCGACGCCGACCGCACGCTGCTGGGTGTCGTGGTCGCTGAGGCCGCCACGCCCGATGACCCGGGCACAATTGTGTCGCAGTGGATGCGCTCGCTGCCGTCCGACGACATCTACACGATGCGGGTCAACGCCGACGTTAGCCCGGCGACCATCGAGATCGAGACCAGCGGCGGCGTCGTGATCTGGAGCGGGTCGATCACCCTGCCGGTCGGCAAGGTGTTCCGCATCCGCCGTGGCAGCCAGGAGCGCGGCGTCAAGCTGCGGATGAACTACGGCAACCAGTCGTGGAGTAACGCCGTTGACGTGGGCTATGGCGGCTTGCCCAACATGGCAACCGTCGTGCCGGTCCAGTGGAATGGCCGCACCAACAAGACCTATCAGCTTTCGAGCAATGGCCGCTATGGCCCGGTCACCGATGCGGGCCACATCCTGACCGCTGGCGGCGTCGGGCTACTGCTGGGCAGCTTCGGCCTGTCGAGCGGCGCAAAGCGCGTCCGGTTCTTCGATGACACGGTGACCGAGAAGCAGCGCGTGGGGTTGTGCCTGTCCACTCAGACGGGCCAGCTCGGCAGCACCGGAACGTCCATCGGCTATCGCAACGCGAATCGGAACGACCGCTTCCATCGCCTGTACTGGACGTGGGGCGGCACCAGCGATTACGCACCGCTTCCCGTGGGGTTCGACACCAACCAAGCCGGGTTGCTGGCCTCGCGTCCTGCTGACGTTGTGTTCGCGCCGGACTTCGCCGCAGGAACCATCGAGGTCTGGATCGCCGAACAGGGGCCGGACAACGTGATGAAGGACCTGCGCCTGTGGACCACGATCACCGGAATGCCAGCGGGCACCTACTACCCCGCGCTCTATGCCGACAACTCCGGCGCTGCCTCCCTCTACTACAACGCCGACGAACCCGCCGGCCATGACGACTGGACGATCACCGTATGACCACCACCAATCGCGGCCTGATGAACCAGGTCGAGAACACGAAGCAACCGGGCGTTGCGTTCAACCAAATGGCGGACGTGTTCGACCGGCTCTACGGCTCCTACACCGTGGACTTCGCCGCCGACGCGACGCTGACGCTCACGCAATTGCAGTGCGACTACGGTGTGCTGGTCATCACCGATAGCGGAACGCTGCTCACCGGCTCGCAGGATGTCGTGTTCACCGACGCCTTCCCGCCGAAGCTGGTCCGAAATGACACCGCCGAGGATCTGACCCTGCTGCACTCGGGCGGAACGGGCGTGACCCTGCCGGCGGGCGACACCATCTTGATCGGCTGCGGCCAGGATGACGTGGTTTCGGTCTCTGGAGGCGGTGGCGCAGTTTCAAGCGTCAACGGACAGACGGGCGCGGTATCGTTGGAACTCGACAAGGTGACGATCGTGACCGAGGCTGGGGCGTTCACCGCGACTCCGGCCACTCACGCAGGGCTGCGGAAGTATGTGCGCGCCGGCGGGAACGTGACCTTCAATACCTCGCAAAGCTACACGGCGGGCGAGGTCTACAACATTCGTGCAACAGGTAGCGTCACGCTCTCCGGAACCGGCGTGACGTTGACCGCCCCGAGCGGCGGGACGCTCGTTTTGACGGCTGGGATGTCCGCGACCGTCGTCATGACCAGCAGCACCGCAGGCGACGTGATCGGTCAGACGGTGCCGGCATGATCCCCGGCATTTTTGCTGGAGCTGCGCGCGCAGTCTCCTATGTCGTCCCAACCTGGATCGCAAATGCTGCCGCGTCGGTCACGTCCAAGCTCATCAGCTTTTGGGATTTCGAATCGAGCGGCAGCGACCTCTACAGCCAGAATGCGCTGACCGGCACCGGCACGTATGGCGCGGGCAAGGTCGGCAACAAGGTGACGAAAACCTCGCGTTTCGTGAATGCGTCAGCAGTTGCGCCGCCATCAATGAACACCGCCGACGGAGTTGGCGGTATCTCCTTTGGTGGATGGATCTACGTCGCTGGCACGGGCGGCGAGGACATCGAAGTCCGAGGGACCATCGAAACGTTGCGTATCGCCATCCGCAATGGCAATCAGGCGCACTTCGTCGCGCAGATGCTTGCCTCGCCGTTCACGTCGGTGACGATCAGCTCGTCCGTCGGTGCATTGGCGGTCGGTAGCTATTACCTGGTGGTGGCGACCTACAACCCGGTCAATCGGGAAATGAAGCTTTACGTGAACGGCGGGACGCCCGTGGCGACCGGGACCGCTGCGGGCGCGGTGGACAACATCACGAATCTCTCTTTCGGGCGCGTTTCCGGGAACGTCTACACCGCACTTCATAACGATTCGAGCTTCATGGCGTCGTGCGTCCTGACGGACGCTGAAGTCGCGTGGCTCTACAACTCAGCGTCTGGCCGCGCCGGTAGCGCCATTCCTGCGAACATCGAGGGCGCGTGGTCGTGGTTTACCGACCCCCGCGCCCTCCTGTTACCGAGTGGACGAGTGGTGGTCGGCACCGCCGAGAATGACGGCAAAATTGCCCTGCGCTGGACTGACGATGGCGGCGCAACGGCGACGCGTTATCAGCTTGAAGGCGCCGCATCAGTCAACGATCACGATCACCCGGCACTGCTGCGACGCGCCGATGGCAAGTTGATGGCGTTCTATTGCCGCCACAACGGCTCCGCGTTCAAGGTTGCGATCTCAGCAGCAGTTGACGACCCCTCGTCTTTCTCAACGACGGACATCGCCAGCAGCCTCGGCATGGGCAGCTATTCCTACGCGCTGCCGATCCAGTTGGTCGGGGAGACGAACGAGCCTATCTTTGTGTTCTTCCGCGGAGGCACGACGCCGACATGGAGTGCCTATTTTTCCAAGTCCACCGACGGCGGAACGACGTGGCCTGCCGCGACACGCCTACTCGATGGTGACCCATCCACAGGCCGCCCGTACCTGAAGGCGTGCCGCAACGGCAGTACCCGAATAGACTTCGCCTGCACGGACGGCCACCCGGCGTCGGTCAGTACAAACAGCATCCGGCACTTCTACTACGAGGCGGGAGGTTGGTATGCGAGCGACGGAACGTCCATCGGCGCGCCTCCGTTCGATACCGCGACCGACCTCACCACCGTCTACAACGGCAGCACGAACCGGGCTTGGATCCACGACATCAAGATCGGAAGTGACGGTCACCCCCGCGTGGTGTTCGCGGTGTTTGTCAGCACGACCGACCACCGTTACTACTACGGGCGCTGGACCGGGAGCGCGTGGGTGACGTCGCAAATCTGCACGGCCGGAACCAAGCTCTACGCTGCGGAGGACTATTACTCCGGCGGCGTGTGCCTGGACAGCGACGATCCGAACATCGTCTATGCCTCCCGCGGGCAGGGCGGTGGGCGCTGGGCGCTCTACAAGTACGTGACCAGCAATGGCGGCACGAGCTTCGCTGAGACCGACATGGGAATTGACGGCATCCGTCCATTCCACATCAAGGGTGCCGAGGCGATTGCAGCACTCAATGCGCGCTACGTGACGTTCAGCAACTACCGCTCCCGGGTGGCGCTGCTGGGGGTATAACATCGCCCCATGCGATTCGTCCTCGTCCTGCTACTTGTCGGCTGCTCTGGCCAACCACCCGGCGCGTGGACATGGTTCAACGATCCTCGGGCGATGCGGGTTGGAGACACGTTGCTTGTCGGCGCTGTGGGTCCTGACGGCTCGATCACGGCACTAACCCGCAAGCATGGGCAGTGGCAGGAACAGCGCATCGAGGGTCCGGGCAAGCCCGACGACCACGACAACCCCGCGTTTCTGCATCTGCCTGACGGACGCATTCTGGCGTTCTACGCGCGTCACAACTCGCCACGCTACATGGTGGCGGAGGCAGGGTCTGACCTGAAGTTCGGCACGCCCTATGACATCGCCCCTCAGATTGGTGGCGAGAACTTCAGCTATGCCAACCCCGCGATTATCGATGGGAAGATCGCGTTGTTCTATCGCTGCGGCAGGCCGCCCGGCTGGACGATTTGCCGCGCCGATTCCAGCGACGGGAAGGCGTGGACGAAGGGTGCCGCGTTGCTGGCGTCGAGTGGGCATAGGCCATATTTCAAGCTCGCAACGTCACCCGGTCGAGTGGATTTCGTCATCACCGACGGCCACCCGAACGAACTGTCGCCGAACCCGATTCGGCACTTCTACCTGACGCGAGGGCGCTATTTCGCCAGCGATGGAACCCCGCTAGGTCCGCCGCCGATTCGTATCGACTCGATCCCGAAAGTCGCCGATCACGGGTGGTTGTGGGACATCAAGCCTGGCCTCATTGCCTACACCACGTTCGACCGCTATCACCTGGCGCGATGGGACAACGGTTGGCGCAGTGAAGTCGTCGGCAAGGCGGGCATTCCGCTCTATCGAGCCGAGCAGTTCTATCGCGGTGGCGTGGTCATCAAGGATGCGGACACGCTCTACAGTTCGGACGGCGAAGGCGTGTTTCTGCATCGCAAGCGCGACGCATGGCAGCCGGTCAAGATAGGCAATGGCATCAGGCCGTACCGGGTCGATGGCGGACTGTTATGGATGGATGGCGAATACCGCAGTTACGTCGACTACGACACGCACATCGCATGGCGCGCCGACGAGGACTAAAACGGCGTCCCATCCCCATAGATCGGCTTGGGCTTCCTGCGCTTGCGGTACAAACAGCGATGGTCCGGGTCGGCGCCGTCTCACCGCATGCAACCGCGCGGCGCACAATGCCGCCATGCGCCCCGATCTTCCCGCCCCCTGCCGCTGGCTTCACTTCAACGACGGCGGCTGCGGGCTGTACTGGCACTACGGCAACATCGGCATGGTCACGCCGCAAGACGGAAAGTGGCGCACGCTGGTCCAGTGGCGCGGCAGGACGCTGTACGCCACCGCCGGGTCGAAAGAGCAGGGCATGCGTTGGGTTGAGCGGTGGATCTGCGCCGCATCCGACCGCGATAGCCTTCCCACCAAGCCCCGCGAGGTGCGCCGCGGGCTGCGCTAG